TTAGAAATTATCCGCTTTCACATCATCACGCATCAGCCGCTTCATCTTGTCCTCCAAGGTGTCCTTGCTCTCTGCGCTGAAATGAACACCGATGATATAGGTGGTGCTGCCCATCCTCATGCTGAACGAGCCTGCCGGATTTGCTTTGGGTGTTTGGACTGCTTTGTTGTTCTGTGCCATGCGATACCTCCTTGAAACGGAAAAAGCCAGACAGGGGGTGTGTCGGCAACGAAGTCCGGCAACGGGCTTCAAAAAACCTCGAACATAGTCCTATCTGGCTCTTATACTGTTTTTGCTTTTTTCTTTGGTTTCTCCGTTGCTTTCGTTGTCAGGCTTCTTAAAACCCTTGTAAATAAAAGAGATTTAAAGGATTAGCCCGGCAACGGGGTCGGCAACGGGATAGCAACCAGTTCGGCAACACGGTCGGTTTATCAGAAGGGAATCTCTATCTGTTGGGCTTCTTCCTCGGTCAGCTCACGAAAACCGTCCGGCAAATCAGAGCCGGTTGCTGATAGCTCGTTGCCGGAAGCAGCTCGCTCCCAGCCACGCTGTCTGCCATACTTGGCAAAGATTCGGGGATTGGAAAACGCTGTCCAGCCCTCAATGCTGTTGTTCATGATTTCATTGATCTCTCGGATTTCCCATTGCTTCGGCTCGTCAAAGGAATGGTTCAGAGCTTCCGCATAAATCAGTTTGGAGCAGACCTGTGTGCCATTGAAATTATCAAGGAAAGACTGAATCAGTCCTGCCTTGGTGTCCTCCGGCATGAACTGCTTTTGCAGCTCCCGCAGCTCCATGTTCATTTGCTTTGAGAGAGTCAGGCGAAAAGAACCGCTCCGATAGATGGTCATTGCTTCTGCCCACATCAGGTCGATATACGCCCTCGATGCAGCTTCATCTTCCAGAATATGAACCTCGGCTCGTTCCGGGTGTACCATGATGGGCAGAAACCTTCGGTTGCCGCTTCGGTCGAGGGGCAGAAAGTCCATCGTATTGGAGCTGCCGCCGAACACGCATTGCCGCAATCGGTCTGCCGGATGGGTTTCATACGGCACTTTGTAGGTTTCCTTCGCTCTGCTGATAAAGGACTTAATATCCTCAATGCTCTTGGCGTTGGCTGTGGCAATCATCTCGGACATTTCGATAATCCAATGTCCCTGCATCTTGCGGTAAACATTGTCATCGTCAATTCGTTTCAGGTCATCGGAAAACCACTCGTCTTTGATTGCCAGCAGCCGGAAGAAGGTGGACTTTCCTGCACCTTGTCCTCCGACCAGACAGAGCATGGTTTCAAACTTGCTTCCCGGCTTGAATACTCGGCTGATTGCGCCCAGCATGAACAGCCGCAGACATTCATAAGTGAACTCGCTTTCCTCAGCTCCAAGAAAATGGGGCAGGGCGCAGCGGATGCGCTCGGTGCCGTCCCATTCCAGACCGTTCAGATAGTCACGGATGGGGTGGTACCTGTTGCAGTCAGCGACAATGGAGATTGCTTTCTGGATTTTCTTTTCGCTGGTCAGCGTGTACTGATCTTCCAGATAGAGCATCAGGTAATTCAAATCCGTATCGTTCAAGGTCGTTGTCGGCTTGCTCCACCAGAGCGGCTTCACAATATCAATGCGCTCCGTCAGGATGTTGTAGCGGATCGCTCCTTCCAGCTTCGGGTCATTCTGAAATACAGTCAGACAGTTTCGAATGCTGTTTTTGACAGCTCCGTTATCGGTCGAGTCCAGACTTCCTCTGACTTCCTCCACGGTCATGCCCGTCTGGGTGTTCTGCAAATCGTTGCTCAAGATTCATCACCTCTTTTCTTTGTTCGGCAACCAGAGCCTTCTTTTCTTCGGCTGTGCCGTACAGAAGAACATCCAGCAGATATTCGATATGGCTTTCTCTTTGCAGAGCTTCCACGAACAGAGGATGCCATTCATCCTCCGGCTGCTTTGGTGCGTATTGTTGCTTCCATGCCCTGAGATGATGGAAGTAATCGGACAGCACCTTGTAGCATCTGCTTTCTTCCTGGCGATATCTCTGTTCCGGGGTAGGCTCTCGGATATGGGGCTTGATTCTGTGCTTCTGCCTGTTGTCGTAGCCGATACCGAAATCGTCAGCCAGCTTCTTAGCGGCGGCTTTGCTGGGCAGTCCGAACAGACGGGAAACAAAATCAACTGCATCTCCGTCCGCTTGGCAAGCGAAACAATGGAAACGCTTGTCCACCTTCATGCTGGGATTCTTGTCATTGTGAAACGGGCAGACTGCCATGCCATGACGGTTGACCGGAATGCCGTACATCTCTGCCGCCTGTCGGGTGGTCAAGTTCTGTTTGACCGCTTCAAATACATTCATTGCATCTTCCTTTCGGGGAACAAAAAAGACACCTGACATTTTCACAATGAAAACGGCAAGTGCCTTACAGTTCCATATTCTGTTTTTTCTGTTGCAGGGTTTTCTGCTCCTGCTGATTGCTGCTCTGCTCTTGCAGAAACCTCATCTTCTCCGTGACGGAGTGCTTCGGTTCAGGCTTCTTCTCAACTTCGGACTGCTCCGGCGTGAGGACTTTGCTGACCCAATAGCGAATATCTTTCATCGGCTGCAATTCCTCCTTGGCAGCGGCAAGCTGTCCGGCAAGCTCTGCGTAGGTCGTTTGCAGCTTGCTGTATTCGGCTTGCAGGGAATCCAGATTGACATTCAAATCCACGCCCTGCTTTTTGAGATAGCGGAACGCTTTGTTGAAGCTGTCCAGCTCGTCCTTGTGGCTTTCTGCAAACACTGCCTGTCGTGCTTTCCAGCCGATTTTCAGATACTTGTCATGAACCGCCTTGTGGGTCTGGCAGTCTGCCACGGCGTTCTGAATGCCAGTAATGACCTTCATGCGGGCAGATGCTTTCTTCATGGTGGCGTTGTTGCCCTTGGACTTCTCGCTCATCCCTTGCAGGGCTGCATCCAAATCTTCCAGCGTGAAAAGCTCATGCTCTTTCAGATAGATGATGGCTTTGGAGACTGCCTTCAAATCATCGGTCGTGCCTTTCTGCTGACCGTACCTCGACCAGTCGCTGCGTTCTGCCTTTCGCAAGTTCAGATAGTCACGAAGCAGAAGAACCAGATCGGGCGAAGTGTTCTTTGACTGTACTTCCGTTTCTGCAAAGGCTTCCTTGGTCGCTTCCATAATGTCTGCAATCCAATTTCGCAGGTTGCGGATTGTGCTGCGGATGGCACTCATCATACGGTTGGCAGCTTTAATATCTCGGTTGAGATTGCCAATGTTGGTTTCAATGCCCTTGCGTTCCAGCGCAGAAACGGCGGCTCCCATGTGGACGGTGGGAAGAATATCAAGTCCCTGCCGCTCATAGGAGCGCATATCCACTCGCTCAGGGCTTCCGGCAAGTTCCAGATACTTGTTCTGAACAAGCTCCCAGCCGTGTCTCCATTCCTCGGCATGGTACTGCTCGTTCCAGTCAACGGTGTCCTCCTTGTGGCTTTTCCATCTGCCGGAGGGCAGCTTGATTCGCTCTCCATTCTCGTCAAGGTCATAAACCTTGCGGCTCTTGGGCAGCCACTTTCCGTTTTCGTCAATGGCTCTCATGGTCAGCATGACATGGCAATGAGGATTGTGTCCGGGAGGATCGGGGTCATGGATTGCAAAGTCACAGCACATTCCCTTGGACACGAAATGTTCTCGGCAGTATTCCTGCATCATCTGCGGATACATTTCGGTCGGGACTTCTCTCGGCAGGGCAAGAATGAATCGTCTGGCAAGCTGCGAGTTCCATTGCTTTTCTACTTCCTCGACAGCGTTCCAGAGCGTTGCCCGGTCGGCGTATTCCGGAGGGGCATTTGCCGGAAACATAATTTCCGTGTAAAGGACTTCCGGCTGTTTTCTTCGATGGTCTTTGGATTTCTGGTCGTACTCGGAGAACAGTTTTTCTCCGGCTTGGTAGGCAGCTCCGGCAACGGCAGAGCTGCCCTTGCTCCGCTGGACGATGCGGATTTCCAAATGTGGTACTGGCATCTTTAATTGAACCTCCTTTTGATGGTACAAAAAAAGACCGATACTTTTCAGTACGGTCGGGGGGAGAAAAATATTCACTTGTTGTCGGGGAATGATTGCTTGCAATCGTTCCTCGGCGGCAAGTCCACAAAGGGGTAGCTGGCAAAGCCAGCGCAGGGGAAGTGTAGCTTCCTCTGGATGATTGAAGCAAGAGACTTTTGCGGAAATCATCAAGCTCCCTGCAAGGGGCTTTCGGCAGAACGCAATCACCATCTTTAGGTGGTGTATAATTGCGCCCTTGTCTCCGTCAAGGGTTTTCGCCCTCGTCCGCTTCCTGCGTTTCTCTCCGGCTCTCAATCAGCAGATTCAGCTTCTTTTGAACCGCTTCGCTCTGGAAGATGAAGGTCAGCAGCTCCATCACATCCTCATCGGTCAGGACGGTCGGCTCTTTCAAAAAGGTCTCCAACATTCCGGCACGAGTGCAAAGCCGATGGGTTCTCTCGCTTCTGGTCAGCCGTTTCAGCTCGCTCTGCAATCGCTTCTCCTTGTGCTTGGCTGCGGTTAGCTTGCGCTCTGCAACATACTGTTTGTGTCTCAGCTTTTCCAATTCTTCGCTCATGGGCAACTTCTCCTTTCTGATAATGGACAAAACAAAAGCGACCAACTTTTTACGGTTGATCGCCTTTGGCTTGCTCATTATTTAGTTTCTACCATACTTGCCCTTGATTTCATCCCATTTTGGGAAGTCAATATCAACACCGTAATGGTTCTTATAGCTTCTCTTGAACCTATTTTTCCATTGTGCACCCTGAGAGCGAGTTTCTGGATTTTGATAGATGGTTTCTTCAAAAGCAGCCAGATAATCTTCTTTGGATTCAAAGACTTTGGCATTACCTCTACTTGTGAACCAGTTTCCCGGTCTCATTTTTTGCAGAATACCATTTTTATATTGTACCGTAATAGGCCAGTTGCTCATGGTCTTTGTGATTTCCCAGAGCTTTTTAAGCCACAAATCTTTGACAATTACATCACCAGTTGCTTCGTCCATCACATATCCAAAAATGAGGAAATCTGTGTCAAGATGATACGGTTTGTCAATGAGTTCGTTAACAAAAGCCTTAAAATCCGCAATGTCAAAAGCGGGGCTAACTTCTCTATTGAATGCCTTTACTTCCAGTAAATTTTTCGTATGGTCGCTTGGATTTAAGTAAACATCTGGCGGCATCTGCGTATTAGGATTGGGGTCAAATTCAATACCTCTTGCAACTAACCAGCCCTCAAGCCATTCTTGCAGAATGTTGCCTACAACATCTTTCTTCTTTACGATGATGCTAACATCTCCAAGGTGGAATCTGATTTGTCCTTTGACAGTTTTAATCTTATCCTCATTGATGAGCTTATCGTATATCTCTTGTGCGGTCAATTTCATGCGTCCGTATCTCCTTCCTCACAATATATGTCAAGCACTCGACCGGCTACTTCTGCAATAACAGGAACAACAACTGTATTGCCCAACAAGTCGTAACCTAAACTCTTTTCAATATCAAGCTTATAATCGTCTGGATATCCAAATAAGCGAAGCCCCTCACGCAAAGACAAGGTTCTAACGCCCACTCCATCAGTAACATATAAATGTTGCATATCCATTGCGACAAGAGTAGGAGCAATATCATTTTTTCCCATAATCTTGCTGATTTCAAAAGACATTTTTCCGGCAACAATGTTGTAACCTTTGGGGAGAGAAGTGTCATATTCTCTACGATTGCCAACTTTCTTCTTCGGATGCTCATATCGTAGGTACTTCTTTTGTACAAGGTCATTCAACATTTCTTCAAGTTCAGGATGCTCAAAGAATGTGCGGATCTGGTCGATAGTAAGGGGCATACCATCCATCCAGTCAATACCATATTCCTCAGCCCACTTCTTTTTGCGCCTTTCTTTTAACATGGTATTGAGAAGCTGTCTTTGCGTAGGACTAACCGACCCCTTCATCTCAATGTCCCAGCTGTGAATGTTGTTGTCTCCTCCACGCTTGTCCTTAATAGACTTTCCCTCTAATTCATCGATTGAATAGTGGGCGAGCAGGTTGTCAATGAATTTGCTATGCTCTGTTTCCAAACCAGTTTCCAAAACATCTCCAAGTGTTCTTATGGTATGTTTGAAACTGGAAAGGTCGGGATAATCCCGCATGGTGCCAACAATGTAGATTCTTTTTCTTTCTTGTGGAACACCAAAATACTTTGCATTGAGAACTCTCCAAGATACCTTGTAGCCTAATGCTTCAAGGTGTTCAAGAATGATTGACAAGGTTCTACCAATTTTATCTTTTGGACTTTCTCGGTCATGGTTTACGAGCCCTTCCACATTCTCAAGAACAAAACCATAAGGCTTTTTTTCCTTGAGAATGCGTTCGACATCAAAGAAAAGTGTTCCTCTGGTATCAGAGAATCCTAATCGCTTTCCAGCAGAAGAAAAAGCCTGACATGGAAATCCACCCAATAAAAAATCAAAGTCTGGAATATCCTTTGCTTCAATCTGAGTTATATCTCCGTGAATTTCTTCGCCCGGGTGATTCTGCTTTAAGATTTCAATAGCATGGGGCTTAATTTCAGAAGTAAATACACATTCAGTTGATAACCCCTTTTTGGCGCAAGCAATCTCAAAACCTTTTCTGATTCCGCCTATTCCTGCAAAAAGGTCAATGAATCTAACATGGTTATTCATCCTTGTTCTCCTCCGGAATAATTTCAGTTATATCCCCAATATCACATTGGAGAACATTACATATCTTTTCAAGTGTCTCGATTGGCACGGATTCATCTCGACCTAATTTTGCCATAGCATTAGAGCTTATTTTCGCAGCTGTTCTCAACTGTGTTTTATTCATTTTTTTATCTATCATCAGCTTCCAGAGCTTATTATAAGATCTTGCCACGAGCATTACCTCCATCGCACAACTTTACAGTTTGACAGTATAGCACATTTTCTCTTGAATTTCAACCGTATCTTGCAAATCTCAAACTACTGTTGAATAATACAACCACTTTGTAACCAATTACTTTTCAAATAAGAGGGAGGACGATGCTTTATACTCCTTTATGTAATTACGGTCAAAACATCGGATGCAAGCCCGACATTTTGACCGCATATCGCCCCCTAACTGTTACATTATTCTGCCCGGCTCTTGAACCCGGTTTGCTTTGCACTCTCGCTGGCTTTCCGTCTGCGTTCCTCGCTATATGGGGCTTGAAGCCGGATAGACAGTCTGGACTTGTCCAGCACATAGATCACGCCGCCCTGGGCGAAGGATTTTTCCAAGCGGCAAAGGTCGGGGTGATTCTTGCTGAACGCTGCCAGCCGCTTCCGCAGTCCGGCATTGTAGGTCTGGATGTGGGCGGTGTCCTCGCCCTCGTTGAACAGGATAATGGTCTCTTTCTCATACTTCGTCAGGGTCATATTCGTCATCCTCCCATTCCTCGTTGTATTCCATGCCGTCCTCGCAATCTTCTGCCGGACAGCCGCTCACGATGCGCTCAAAAGCCTTTTCGTAACGCAGATATGCTTCCATCTCTAAGCGGAGATTGAAGAACATACAGCGATACCAACGGTCGGCGGTCGGGGCGTTCATTTCCCTTGCGATTGCAAGGAAGAATCGCTTTACGGCAGGATCGGGGGCAAGCTCTGCCAGCGTACAGAAACGGTCGACCGTTGCTTCACGGTCAGGGCTGCCAAAGGCGTACAGTGCTTTCTTCTGGTTCATTGTCATAGTTTTGTTCTCCTTTGATTTGATAAAATAAAAGCGGCAGGGACTTCACAAGGAAATACCTGTCGCTTTGCTGACGATATAAAATTGTTGGGTCAGGACTTGATAAAATCACGCAGTCCGTAGTTAATAACGGCGATTCTGATAATCAGCCATTCTGCAATGTGAGGGATGATAAAGACCACAAAGGCAACTGCCAGCAGTCGGAGCGTTTCTGCTCCTGCGCTGATGCCGAACATCCATCCGGCAATCGTTATCAGGAACATCAGCCCGGCAAGCAGATTGAAGATAACGGTCGAGAACTGCGTGAAGAAGATACCGACCCATTGTATCAAGGTGACTGCCACAATCAGCGGCAGCACCAGCAACTTAATGATTAGCTTTATCAGTCCCATGGTTTCCTCCTTGTTTAGCTGTAAATCAGCTCGTCCTTAATGACTTCCTCTGCCTGTGCCACACAAGCGTTCATCTGGCGAACCCATTCAAGCTGATTTGCGGCTTTGAGCTGTTCGGTCACACCGTAGTGTTTCATCAGCTGGGGAAGGATGATGTTCATACGGCTCTTGGCGGCGGCTTCAATCTCCGCACAATGGGGATATAGCGTTTCACTCAGTACCATCTCCGAAAAGAGAAACGGCTGTGCTATCCGCAGATACGCCTTTCGCATCAGCCCCCACTTTCCAAGACGGATATTCGGGTTTTGCAGTTGAATGTCGGGGATGTAGTAATCTCCGCTCTTGATGAAGTTCAGTTCCATAGTGTCCTCCTTAATGTTTGTCGTTGATGATTTCAATGCGCTCATACAGCCCGGAATCATCGTTCAGAAACAGGTTCTTGTGATGCTCTGCTTCGGCAAGAGAACGATAGTAATATTCCTCGTCCGGCTTGCCGTCCTTGCGGACAAATCTGACTATCCATAACTCGTTCATGCTGGAATATCCTCCTTTTCTGATTTCTTTTTGTGGTAGTCCTCTCTGCGCTTGGCAAGGTGGGCTTCGTATCGTTTCATGGCTTCGGGGTCTCCGGCTTCTGCATCGGCTTTCAATTTCTGATAGCACTTAACGGTGGCTTCGCTCTGATATTTCCGCTTCTCAGCCAGCTTCCTTGCAGCTTCTTCATCGGTCTTGGCAAGCTCCACAAGGGCTTCGTGTTCCGCTTTGCGCTTGGCAGTCCTTGTGCGAACATACTCCGCTTTTCGGGCTTCCATCATGGCGGCATACTCTGGATCAGCCGCCATCTTTGCTTCTTCACGCTCCTTTTTACGCTGTCTGGCTTCGGCTTCCTTGGCTCTCATTGCTTCCAGCTGCTTGGCTGCTTCGGGGTCAGTCTTAGCCTTTTCTTTCAATTCAGCCCGTGTCAGCTTCTTTTTCTTTTTGGCTCGCTCCACCCGCTTACGCTCAGTTTCAAGCATCTTTTCACGCTTGATGCGCTCTTTTTCCTCTAACTGACTGATATATTCCGGGCTGGCTTCTCTGGCTTCCTTTAGCTTCTGGCGGTGCTTCTGATTCCGTTCACGCTGATATGCCAGATGTTCTTCATACTGTGCGATAGCGACCGGGTCTCCGGCTTGTGCAGCTTCTCGCAGAGCATACAGCTTTTGCTTTCTGCGTTCTTCTGAGCGTTTGCCCTTTTCCTGCTTCTTTCGCAGTTGTTCGGCTTCGATGGCGGCAATGCGTTCTTCCTCGGAAACAGCTTCAACAGGCGGGTAGTAGTTGCCGATGAAATTGAAACGAATATCAATGTTCTGCTGGCGGTAGATGGTTCGACCGCCTGTGGCTTCGTGAACCTCAATCCTGTCAATGAACGCATAGAGCATGGTGTCGGTCAGTTCCTCGCAGTCCCGGTATTTCTTGACCAGAGCGATAAAACGGGATGCGTCCACCTGCTTGATTTCGTCCTGCTGAACCAGATTTTCCAGCTCTGTAACACGCCTTTCCAGCAAAATCTGTTCTTCATCGTATTGCTGAATCATGCGCTGTGCCTGTCGCTCCGGCAGCAAGCCGCTCAAGGTGCTCTCATAGAGCTTGTTGATTTTCTCGTCCAGCTCAGCCATTCGCTTCTTTGCTTCGGCAAGTTCCTGATAGCCGTTGTTTGCTGTTCTGGTCTGCTGCTCATTCCAAACGGCTTTGAGCTGCTGAATAAACTCGTCCTCGTTTTCAAGGACATATTTGCTTACAGCCTGAATTGCCTGTAAGATTGCTGCTTCCAGAACCGATGTTTTTACATAGTGAGAAACACATTCTCCGCTCTTGCTCCGATAATTGCCGCATTGAAAAGCGGAATCTGAATCATAGTGCGTTTCGCTATGATTTGCTTCGGGGCTGATAAATCCCATTCTGGAACCACAATCCGCACAGTACACCAAGCCGGACAAGCGGTGGGAGTAGGTGCCGTTTGCCACTCTCGGCTTTTTCTTTGAGCGTATCTTTCTGGCAATATCCCATGTGTCTTGGTCGATGATGGCTTCATGCGTATCGGGGAAAATCATCAGCTCGTCCGGCGTTGCGGCTCTGCGCTGCTTGGTTTTGAAGTTCTCGCAGATGGATTTGCCCAACACAGTATGACCGAGATATTCCTGCCGATCAAGGATGTAGCCAACGGTGGTTGCACTCCATCGGTAAGGGTCTGCCACATTCTTGTGTCTGCAATTCTTCGGCTGATTTAAGGCTGCATAAGCGGAGGGAATCAGCACTTTGTCTGCTGTCAGCATTTCCGCAATGGCGGTGGTGCTGTTGCCCTGACAAACCAGACGGAAGATTTTTCTGACAACCTCTGCGGCTGGCTCGTCCACGATGAGGGTCTGCTTATCGTCCGGCTTCCTCTTGTAGCCATACGGGATAGAGCCGCTGCATCGCATTCCGTCTTTCATTCTGGACTTGAAGATTGCCTTGATTTTGTTGCTGGTGTCCTTGGCGTACCACTCGTTCATGATGTTCAAGAACGGCGTGAAGTCATTGTCCTGCGGGGTAGCACTGTCTACATTGTTGTTGATGGCTATGAACCGAACGCCCTTTTTCGGGAAAAGGATTTCTGTGTAGTAGCCAACTTGCAGATAGTTTCTACCAAAACGACTGAGATCCTTTACCACAAGGGTCTCCACTCGTCCGGCTTCGACTTCTTCCAGCAGGGCGGCAAAACCGGGACGATTAAAGTTCGTGCCGGAATAGCCGTCATCATAGAAGTGCCGGATATTTCTCAGCCCATGCTGTCGGGCATATTCTTCAAGATATTTCTTTTGGTTCTGGATGGAGTTCGATTCTCCAGCCTGTTCATCATCTCTGGATAAACGCTCATATAGAGCTGTAATTTTGATTTCTTCTTTCTTCGCCACGGTTTTACCTCCCTTCTTTATGTAATTAAGCAGATAAACATCGGTCGTGCTTGTGAAACACACCCTTTGTCTATCTGCTTATAGTATAACCGTTCGGGTCAGTGACCACGTAGGAACTGTGACATTGTAAAAGGTTGGGTTTAAGCCAAAATCTCGTCTTACCGCTGCCGGAACCGCCGACCACAAGCACATTTTTGTTTCTGGCATTTGCCGGATTCTTCGGGCGATTGCCCATCATCAGCCGCTCCGTCCGGGTCAGAATCACATTGTTTGCAAACACTGGATCTTCAAACGGTTCGATGTCTTTCTGCGTACCCCACCGGGCAGAGCCATACTCCATACCATGACGATATTTCTTGGCATTTTTGCCTTTCAGATACACAGCAAGCCGCAGACCCGCTCCGCAGCACACACCAATCAGCAAATCCAGCGGATGCAGACTTGGCATCGGGTTGGAAAATGCTGCACCCAGGGCAGAAAGAAAGCCGAGGAGCTTTTCAGACATGTCTGCGCCCTCGGCAATTCTCCACGCTTCTCCCAGATTGGTACATACAAGACCGGCAATGAAGTACGGCAGGTTCAGGATCAGCAGCTTCTTGGTCTTATTACTCATAGATCACGCTCCTGACTTTTGTGACGAACCTTATCCGGCAGAATTGCAGCCACCAGTTCTTTGAGCTTGTTAAGCTGCTCCAGAACACTCGGTTTTTCCTTTGCTTTCAGCTTGCGGTTGGTGAATTCCTCAAAAGCGGAAGTCAGTGCATCCGCATCCTTCGCCTTAAAGAACACCGTGTACTTGGGTGGAATCACATTTTGGTCTTTCGTAATGGCATAATCCACACCGTATTTCCGCGCCACCTGTTCAAAGCCTTTCAAATCCGTTTTCTCAATGGGGATACTGCTGACTCCCTGATTCTGACCGATCAGTTCTTTGATGCTCTGCTTTCCAAGCGGCATCTGCGCTGATTTCTGAGCCGCCTTTGCCTGATGGTGCCGTTTCCACGCATTATAGCCATTCACGATAGTGCGAAATGTCAGTTTCGTGGTACTGATTGCCAGATTGACGGTACGATTTTCAACTTCTTCCTGCATGAATCTCCGCCTCCTTCCTTACAAACTGTCCCGGTCCGGTGCCGGTTTACTCTTTTCTTGGGGCTTTGCAGCCTTTTCCTCCATCTTCTTCACCATGTCATCCGGAACCGGAATCGCCATGATGCTGCGCCCCATACGAACGAACATCTGGGGCTGATGGAACTGCTCCTCAAATTTCTGCATCTGCTCCGAAGTCAGAGAACCAAAGTCATCCTCTGTCAGCCCTACCACCAGAAAATCACCGGCATAAATGTCCTGCATATCCCCGTCTTCGGTGTAAATCGCACGGTTCAGCGGCAGACCATTGATTTTGCCGGATTCATTCAGAATAATGGCCACTTCATCCTCAAATGGATAGGTGACTTCAATATCGCCGCCGACCATGGCCTGCAAATCTTCCAGCTCCGTGCCAACACTGATTTTCTTCGGATAGGCATTGGGCTGTACCAGCAGCACATCCATTGTCCTGGTCTCTGCCAATTCATGTTCTCCCACGGTCTTGAAATCCACACCGGTGAAATCGCCGGAATCCAGAACATAGTCCTGATTGTTCCACGCCTGCGTCACCATGCGTTCCGCATCTTCCTGTGAGGCAGCTTCCACGGAAACCTTTCTCTGGAGAGTCTCTGTAATCTCCACATCAAATTTCTTCATAGGCACCTCCTTAGATCAGGCGCAGTGCCGGAACCAACTCGCCGCCAATGGAAACCACCGTCAGGTTCTCGTTCACATAGTCGATGGTGCGTTCCAGCGTAAACAGATTGATGCTGCATTCGTTGCCGTTCTGGTCGATTTCCGAAACCTCCGCAGCTCCCAACAGATAGCGGGTTCTGTCAGTCTCGATCACATCGCTCTTATCATAATGGAGAAGCAGTTCCCCATCTGCCACCAGATCAGCCTCCATCTCATCGTAAACATCCTCAAAGATGTCTCGACTGCCATCCTCGGTCAGGAGTTCGCCGCCAGCCCCCGGCAGGATCACCATCACAATGCGCTCCTTCGGGTGATCTTCACGGATTGCCTCCAGCATCAGCCAGTTATGAAGCATCGCAATGGACTTCTCAAACATGGGATCATCCATCGGATTGGGCTGCGATGCACCGTGCGGGCAGTTCTTGCAATCCATGCTGCACACTGCGTTGTTCTGATTCTTCTTAAAGTTCATCATCATAAAAATCTCCTTCTCATCGTTCCATATCTCGTTGTTTACTTCGCTGCCATTTTTCCAGCAGCCGGATAATCGTGTCCTGCATCTGCTTCGGCGTATAGGATTTCGGGAAATACTTCCGAAGAACCTCGTTTTTAATCGTCACATGGTCAAGCTCATCCTTTTTGATTTCATTCATCACTTCACACATGGCATCCAACGTGCAGCCGCCCTCCTGTGAGAGCTTCTTCAGCCGCTGTGCCTGCGACAGGGATGGAGATGCCTGTGCATAGTCCATTGCCTCCAGAAATTCCTTCTGTTCAGATGGTTTCAGATAAGACAGCTCTACCGCCGGATTGAAGGCGATTTTCTTCTCATCCACCATGTCCAGAATTTCAGGAATCAGATTGGTAAGGCGGATAAACCGCTGAACCTGTCGTCCGCTTTCACCTGTTTGCTCTCCGATGGTATCCGCAGCTTCTAACTTCCCGACAACTTGTCGGGAAGTTGTTTCAAGGTCGTTTCTTGTTCCCTGATGTTTCATCGCCTCCAACTTCATCTTGTAGGAAAACGCTCTCTCGCTGGGAAGAATATTCTCCCGCTGCAAGTTGCTGTCCACCATAAAGATGATTGCTGCATCATCGTCCATTTCCTTGACGATGACCGGCACAGTCTCCAAACCTGCCAGCTGCGCCGCATGAAGTCTGCGGTGTCCTGAAAGAATTTCAAATCCGCCTTCCGGGTCAGGTCGGACAATCAGTGGTGATACCACACCGATCTGCTTGATGCTCTCTACGGTCTGTTCCATCAGCTCGTCATCCAGCACCTTAAAGGGATGCCCTTCAAAAGGATGCAGGTCAGAAAGCGGCATCTCCGTCCGCTGCTCCTTAGCCGCAGCGTCGGCAGCTGAGCCACTGCGGTTTTCTGTTGTAATACTGGTTTTTGCTTTTGCCATTCAGCTTCTTAACCTCCTTCCAGCGGTGATAGATGTCATTCTTACCTGCGAAAAACGCCTTTTTTACCTTGCACTTCATAGATCAAGTACCTCCTTAACGACCTGCTGTTTTTCTTTTCCAATGCTCTTTCTGCGGTCCTCTCCGCTGATTCGCACCGGCGTACACATTTCCAGAATCCTGCTGTAAATCCGGGCGTATGCCACATCCTGCGGATTGCGGATTTCTGCAATTTTCAGATTGGTTGTGATAATGACCGGAAGCCCGGACTTATACCGCTCATCAATGACAGCGTAGACCTGCTCCAGCGCATATTCGGTGCTGCGCTCAATTCCCAGATCATCCAGAATCAGCAAAGAATAGTTGGAAAACGAAGCGATATACCGGTATCGTTCTTCCGAATACATGGCACCCATCTGGTTCAGGATTTTGGAGAAGTTCGTCATCAAAACCGGAATGCCCTGATCCAGCAGCGCATTTGCTATACATGCCGCCACAAAGGACTTTCCGGTTCCGACATCTCCCCATAACAAAAGGCCAAGGTTTTCAGCCTTGACCTTTTTCCACTGCTCCACATAACGTTTTGCCATCTGGATGTCCTTGTTGTCTTCTGCAACGCCAAAATTCCATTCCAGAAGATGCTTTTCCTGAATCCCAGTTGCTTTCAGCTGCCTGATTTTACGCTGCCGCTCCACCAGTTCATCCTGGCGTTTCTTTTCCGCCATCGCTTCCTGCTGGCATCTGCAAAGGCAGGGAACAATCTTGTCTCTGCCCCAGAGCTTTACCCTGCACTGCACCGGAGTATGACAGTTCCGGCAATACAGCAGTCCGTCCACGCCCTGGTATTCCTGCTCTCCGGGTTCTTTCGGCGTAAAGAGCGAATCCAACGCCGCATTCAATACTTCAGGCACCATGTCGCTCATAGGCTGTCTCCTTCCTCAAATGTGTAGTCTGCCGGGTTATACTTCGGCTTTTCTCTCTTTGCCCAGCTCCGGATTGTGGCAAGGTGATTTTTGTAGCTCCTGCCGGTGGAAGCCATATACTCAGAGAGCCGTTCCACCCGCATCTGATAATCTCCTGGGAACTCCTGCCGGAGCTTGCCGTATTCCGTGTCAGAGAGAAGGACATTTTCGTATGAGCCATACCGGTGCTGGATTTCCTTCTTCTCTCTTTTATTGATTGTTTCAGTACTTGTTCTATTAGTACTTAATTGCGCGGGATTTTCCGTAACCGGTGTGTCCGTATCCGGATTTACCGTATACGGCTTTTCCGTACACGGTGATTCCGAACACGGCTTTTTCCTTGGCATCTCATAGATCACATACTCCGCTCTGCCCATCCGACCGTTACTCTCACGCTGCTGGTTCCTTTCCAGATATCCAAGACGTTCCAGTTCTTTCAGAGCTGTAAGCACCCCATCTACGCCATCCGGTGTAATCGAAGATAATCCCCGTACCGAATAGTTCCATGTGTCCGGTAAACTAAGCAGCATAGAGAGAAGTCCTTTTCCTTTCAGGCTGAGACCCTGATCCCGCAGGTGGTAATTGCACATCGTTGTGTAATTGCTGTTTTTCTCAACCCTGAATACCGGCATGGTGCTCACCATCCTTTTTCGCAGGCTCCGTTTTTTTCTTCGGACATTTGCGCGAACGATCTTCGCTGTCCTCCCGTCGATGGTATTTGCCGGTATCCTGCATCATGCGTTCAAACGCCTGAAGGCGTCCCTCTGTAAAAAGCGTCATTCGATCACACCCCATTTCTTAAACAACTTGAAGAGATGATTCTTTCCCTTGCAGGTCACTCTCGTCTGCTGCACCAGTTTTCCGCTTCTGCCGTAGCAATCCCGGACAATAAAATAGCCCCTTGCAGATTTGTCTGCAAAAGGCATCAGCCAGCCGCTTGGACTGCGGTACAGATAGCGGTGATCCAGTAAGAGAGCTACTGCCGTCTTCTCTGGGATTCCGATTTCCTTACAGAAATTCCGGATGCAGGTGCAATCTTCCGAATTTACAAAGGTGTCGAAGTAGTCTGCCTTGGGCTGTGCCGCATCCAGCTGTTTGCGGATACCCTCAAGCTGCTCTCTCTCGGCTACAAGCTCCTGTGCCAGTGTGTAGATGACCTCCGGATGCTGAATCACCTGATCCAAAATGGAATCGCTCATATACACACCATGCTTGCGAATGGACGGGAGAACTTCATCAAACACCCAGTGTTCAAATCGTTCTGCCGATGGCAGCTTGCTGTGAACGATCAGCCGGTAAACATCGCCTTCTGTGATAAAGGAGATTTCAACGACCTGCTCTCCAGCATCTCCATACTGATTCACCTTCTGAACGACCCCCTCGCGTTTCGTTAGGGGGCCTCTGCAATGGCGTTTCACTGCGGCGTAGGGATTCACATACCCCAACGCTTTCGCCACATCGCTTGCACAGAAGAAGGTCTTGCCCGCCTCTTGCAACACGCGGATCGAACCAAACTCCTGGTTCTCAAACACCTCCATCATCTGCCTTGACTGTCCGCCATGACTGCCCACATCGGTGTCATGGGTCTTCTGATTGAAATCCGTCAT